TTTTTATCAATTCTAAGGCCGGTAAATTCTCAATCTGAACTCCCTTTAGTCTCTCAGTAGCCAGTTTCATTATTTCAGGAAGTTCGCTCCACGCTCTGGCCGGATTTGGAGAATTAGTCTGTTGGCCTGATTTAAAACCATTCTGATACAAATTCCCGCACCCAAATCCCATCCAGCATTTAACAGCAAATCGTCTCGCTCTCTCTAAATCATTATAAGATGGTTCATAAGCTGCCTTATACTCTGACCTAGAAAATGGTGTAAATTCTATCGCACGTTCCAGTTCGTCACTTCGATCTCTCAATATGCGGAAGAAATTTACTATTTCTTCATCGATGTCATTAACTGTCTCAATGTGACTGCGCTGCTTATTAAAAAACACCGCCAAGCTACCAGCAAAAGGTTCTACATAAACATCATGCTTCGGTATGTATTCGCATATCCAAGATGCAAGACGATTCTTTGCTCCCGGATATTTTAATATGCTTTTCACACTTTCACCTTCCTTTGTTAAATCCTAATATTTCACTTTAGATGTTCATAACACCAGAATTCCATCCTGCTTTTTTAGCCTCTTCTGAAAGAATCTCATTTTCTTCAGCTATAGCCATCCTTTTTTTAGGTTTACATTTTATTTTTTCCGTACATTCTTTATTTAGCCTTACACACCATCCACATGGTGTTTCATATTGGCAAAACATTGTTCCAAACATATTACATTCCTCCACTAAATCCTAATATTTCAGTTTTGTTGTGTAACGTTACACATAATTACACAAATAATCAACCAAACAATTTCCGAAATGCGCAATCAGAAGAACTTATAACCCTGTCCCAGTCAAGTTCACATTTGCAATAAGGACAGCAGGCATATTCCCGGGCAACTCCCATGCCGCATTCCACACAGCGGAAATCTTCGTCTACTCTGTTTCCTGCACTGTCATACGTTCTTGCCACGCTCTCCGGTGCTAATACCTTAACAAGCCGTATTCTTCTCATATTACACCTCCGATAAATATACATCCAGCGCCTTCTGGATCGCCCAGGAGATAGGTCTGTCCTGCTGGTGACAGTAATCCACTAATCTCTCGTACTGCTCCGGATCCATGCTGATATCTTTCCGGATTTTCTTCTTACCTTCTTTCTTGGGTCTTGGCATAGGCCTATCTCCTTTCTTTTACCTATTCTTCAGAGCAATAATCAGATCATTATATGTTGCCTGATTCATATACATGGTCATATGTACCTGATCTACAACCGTTTCTCCGCGTTTTTGCCAATCCTTGGTGATGTATCCATACCGCTTAATCCACTTTTTATTGATGCGCTTCTTTTTGTGTCTGCGCCGCTGGACCTGTTTGGTTGTAACTATAACGGTATATCCGCCCATCAGATCATTCATCTTACCTAACATGCCTATTGTTTTTTTCGTTACACAATTTTTGCGATATTTCAGTTTACAACATTACCAGTTCCCACTTGTTGATAAGTGTACTTGCAATGCTTCTTGTTACATGCGTCATAATTTCAGCTTGTGAATGATTTTCTGCAGCATACTTTCTAACAGAATCCAAATCATAAGAAAACCCTGCATCGTCAAGGTACTGTCTGATAAACCGTTCATTGTCTTCCGCTGAAAGCCTATGTAACTCATGCTTTTCTGTAAATCTACGCTTCACTGCAGTATCAACATCATCTATGAGGTTTGTTGCGGCAATGATTACATGGTCGTTAGTAACTGCATCTAACAGCTGTAACAAGCATGTTGTACTTCTGGAAACCTCTGCGCTCGCTCCTCCTCCACCATATTCCCTCTTTACTGCCAAGCTGTCGATTTCATCCAACATTACAACGCATTGATGCTGATTGATAAAATTAAACAGATTCGTAAGATTTTTTGCAGTTCCACCAAGATAACTATCAAGCATTCTTGAAAAATTCACATATAAATACGGCATTTCAAGTTTATATGCTACATACCTGGAAAAAGCCGTCTTCCCGACTCCGCTCTCGCCATAGAGCAATGTTGCATTCAGATACGGAATCTTTTTCTCCATAAGCTGTAAACTCACATCATTCATGTTCTTGATCAGTTCGAATAATTCCTTTTCTTCATTGGTCAGATAATATCTGCTTTCTAAGTATGTATTTGTCAGATCTTCCATCGTTGCAAAACTGGAAACATTTGCTGGTAGCTCCATAAGATTCATTCCACCAGATCGTAATAGACTTTGATATTTTGTGACTGCATAGTGATTCTTCTGAGTTGTATCTTCCGCACAGCAGCAAAGAGCTGCATCTTTGGCTTTTTGTATATTGTTTTCAGCAACATATCGTACCAAAGCAAGCTGATTCCTCGTCATTCCCATAATTTATTTCCTCCACTAAACTTTAAATGATTTTCATTTTGCGCCGGAGATGCGCTGCCCAGTACTCGGTTATCTTGTACTTGGGGCACTCGTCTCGCCACATCTCCCGTCCTGTCTTGCCATCCCAGTGAATGCAATCATCACAGTTAAAGCACGGTTCATCCATCTCACCCTGGCAATGGTCAAAGCAGTTGGGATTATTTGCACAATGCTCGCAGATACATCGCATACAGCTCATGTTCTACCTCCGTTAAATTCTAATATTTCAGTTTAAGTAGGTTCTTGATCCGCTAATAATAACTCATTTTCTTCAATCCTTATATCTTCTACAGGGTAAATATCTCCCCAATCATTTCTGATACATACTTCTGAATCAAGAGTCAAACAACCACTATTCAGATTTTCTTTTATACAATTTAATAGCTTTGATATTTTCATAAACGCTCCCTAAATCCTAATTTAACTTATTTAAAACAACTCAAATAGTAACTCAAATTTTTAATTAAATTTTTCACTTCTTAACTCAAATTTTGAGTTACTATTTCACTTCCTACGCTTGCTCCGCCGCCACCGGCAAAGCAGTCAATGATAATGTTATTTTTCATGGCATCACCTCCGGCATAAAATCAGATAATCGCATTTGTGCCATTTCTGCATCTAATCTCTTTTTGGATAAATCATAATAATACTTGTCCAGTTCAAAGCCAACATATGGATGGTTGGTTCTGTAGCAGGCTATCAAGCTGCTGGCACTGCCTACATGTGTGTCCAAGATAATGTCTCCGGGCTTTGCATAGCGGTTTAGGAGCCATTCATATAGTGCTACCGGCTTTTGTGTAGGGTGGATACGCTTTTCATTTAATGCCTTATTCCCCTGCTGAATAGTTCCTTCAGTAATGGACTTTCCCTGAAACATTCCGTTCCACATATAACTGAACAATCTTACAGAATCATGCATACTGCAGTAAGCGATCTCGCAGTCTGAAAAATCACTGTTACCATTGCACTTGTCCCATACAATTCTTCCTGGACTGAATGGATATTCAAAATAATTACATCCCCAAATTATCTGCTCTTTTGACACCCTAAACAATTCTTTGAAATAATCTTCATCCGGCACCTGCCAACATTCTGACTTTTCGTATATCCTCTGTACACCTATTGGAGATATCTTTTTACCATAGAATCCTCTTCGTTCAGGTCCTGAGAAATACGGTGGATCCACAATCGCAAGGTCAAAGTAACCATCCGGGAACTCTTTCATCCCATCCATGCAATCCATGTTGTAATATCCAAAATCCATTACGGCATCACCCCCGGAATATCCTCAAAACTAATCTGATTATCTCTTTCAAAGACAATCATCTCATTTTTGGCTCTCTGATAAAAGTTGCGGTCAATCTCAAATCCGAATGCACTTCTCCCGATCTCTGCGGCTGCTCTTAAGGTACTTCCGCTACCACAGCAAGGATCAATCACTACATCACCGGGATCTGTAAAAATCTCTATCAGTTTTTTCAGTACCGATACCGGCTTCTGTGCCGGATGGATTTTCGGAATATCTTTTCCGTCTTTCTCCCATGTGAACCAGTTAAAAATCATTTTCCCAGTGCCACGGATTGTCTTTCCGTCCTCGTCAACCTTTGCACCGTTCCGGAACTTCGGCAGCTTGTCACGGTAGAACACAAGAGCATATTCAGTAGCACCAACCACACGCATATTTGCCTTAAGCACCTGCGGACTGTAATTTTTAACAAATACCAACGGTATGTAATGGACGAATCCATGCTTATAGGCGGCATCAATCAGCGTAGGCATCTGTTCAAAAGAGCAGAACACGATCATGCAAGGGCTGTTGCTACTTCTTCCCCTGGTAACGCTATTCTTGTCTTCTTTTTTCAGCATCTTTGAGCAGAAATGGAAATACTCATACAGATTAAAGTTGAAATCGGAATTGAATGCCGCCTTGCCTGCCAGCTTGCTTTCTCCGTTCTTATTATCCCCACCGTTGTACCACATAGGGTTACTGCCGTAGAAGTTCTTGCCGACATTATACGGGACATCGGCAATGATAAGCTGTGCCGGAGGTATGGCATATTTCTTATAGTTCTGCATTGAATCTCTGTAAATCTCACATTTTAATTTTTTCATTTTTTCAAGGAGACCGCATATGCTTCACTCTGGCCAGAGTCTCGGCTCCTTTCTTGGTTTTATCTAACTATCGTTTCTGCTTGTTCCTTGTACATCCGTCCTGCCATGCGCACAAGGTAGTGCTGTAAGGCTTCTGCAACGCTGATTCGGTGCTTTACGCAGTATCGGTCAACGTACCTCTTAAAGTCCTCGTTCTGCTCGTACAGGGCGGTGTAATCAATGGGTTCCATCTGCATCACACTCCTTTAAGATTTCATCTAAGCAAGCATTATATCCTGCATTCAACATCAGTTTGTCATTCTCACTTTCTTTCCCTACTGTACGTCTTTTCTCCGGCAGTTCCAGGAGCGGACACGAACTATCTCTTCCATTAAGACTTTCGTCTATGGAATAATAATTATCTGTTATTGCACAATGATATAATCCTTCTAAATCACTGGTTGCAACTCTACAATCAGCACAACATTCCGGCATATCCATTACCAACACTGCTTTTGCCATATTCACACTCCTTCCGGCTTTTCACACCGCTCAAATTCTATTGCCCAGACCCACAATCAATCTTTTCTATGCTTTTTTCCATGACATTTATAGCATAGCCATATAACATCTAAAGGTTTTGAATAGTCATCATGATGTGCAGTCAATCTTACTTTTCTACCGCATTCCTCACAAAATTCTGGTTTTACAACATCACCACGTTTTACAGCATTATTTAATTTTCTCCTTGCTACATACTTTTCATCTTTTTCTCTTTCACGATTACGGTCACGCTCTCTGAATTTTTCGATATCTGCTTTTCTCGCACGTTCCATATACCTTTGATTATTTTCTCTTGCAGTATCCTTATTTCTCGTTCTTATGCTTTCTTTGCAATGGCATTTCTTACATTCTGGCGTACTCCCAAGAATCGTCCGCTTATTCTTATAAAATTCCTCATACGGTTTAAACTCTTTGCATATTCCGCATTGATATAATATAATACCGTCTTTTACAATAGTTTTTCTTCTCCTTGCGTTATTGACAATTCCTTTATGAGAATCACTCATTTTCTTTTTACTCTCTTCTGAATGTGGCATATCATGCATTTTGTATTTCCTCCGGCTTATCAATTTTCACAAATTCTATCACGAAAACGTAAGGATTCGCATCCCAGCCGTAGCGGTCAAGATCAGATTTCTTGATGGTCGAATCCCAGATCTGCATAAATTCAATCTGTGGAGGTACAATCCATCCAGTATTCATACAGTCGGTGCATCCGAACGCTCCTGCATTTGTATGGTGGCAGTTTTCTCCTTCTGCTCCTTCTTTGATCGCTCCCTCTACGGTAATGCTCTGCAACCGCTCTACTCTTACATCCGTAACTTTCAGCCAGATACGAGCTGCTTCTTTCGGCATGTGGATTGATGGGTGCCAATGTATTCTCGTTGAAGTTGCCATACATCCGTCACATCCAGGATGATTTCTGCAACTTGCCGGATAACCACCAGATAAGGTTTCAAATGGGTCTAAATAATCGCTGTCATAGTCCGCACGATAATAATATTTTCCACATTCCTCCGTCCATGTCTCGCGAATATACAGAACATCCCCCGGGCAGATAGGGCAGGTACGTTCTGCTATACTTAACTTATTTTTGTGTTCTTTGTCCGAATAATTATGTACTGCGTAAGTCCGCCTGTCAGCATTGTAAAAATCCATATCCGGTACGGTATACTCATTTGCATCTTTATTGATTCGCCTCGTACAACTCTTTCTCCCTTCCAGAATCGCCCGAACCATCTCGGTGTTGAATAAAATCGGTTTAATTGCCATCTGTTCCACCTGCCTTTACAATCTCCAACAAATCATCTACCAAATCCTTGACTTCGTACATCATCATAGTGTCGTAAGATTTTGACTGCTGCTCTGTTGTCTTATTTCCATACTTTGTACAGTCTTTAAGGAATGCTGTGCGTTCTTCCAACTGCTCCACAACCTTATCCGGGTCGTAGGCGGTCGGCTGCGCATCAATAACAGAGGCAGCACGTAAAAAGTCTAAGCAATCCATATCTTCATTCTTTGAAATTGCTTTTTCTAAATCCGCTTTTAATTTATCCGCATAAATCAATTTTCCCATCGTTCATCCTCCTGTTTCTCGCCAGATGAATTGTACATACTCAAATATGTTTCAAAATCGTTCGGGTTCATCTTGTCCGCAAGGAAATCCAAGAAATCCTTATTCCGCAAACATTCCTCCACCGTGCAGATCTGACGGTACTGCTTATGCTCCTCCATCATCTCAATCAGCTTTTTGAGGTCGTACCCTCTCTGCACTAGGTTATCCTCAAATTTTATGTATTCTGCGATATTGTCCTGGTCAATCCCACGCTCGATCATAGCTTTGCAGATCTCAACGGCATTTCTACAGGTGCCAATCTTTCCGATCTGGCGGTACTGTTGCACCTCTTCCAGTGCCTTAATTGCTGTTTTCACACTTGTAATGTGTTCAGCGCCAGTACCCTGCATATAACATAATTCGCAATCATCGCAACTTTCATTACAACTTACAATTTTTGCTCTACGGCTTTCACATTCAAGATATGCATGTAATTTTTCTATTGCTTCATTCTCCGTCATGGCTACCCCTCCAACAGTTCCGGGCTGTCAAACGTATTGCCGATAACTTCCATTCTACTTGCTATATATTCGTCAAGATAAAGATATTGCAAACCCATAGGACTTCTATATTTTCTAACAAATGACGCTTGCATTTTGTTCCATTCAATGCAAATTGTTTTTTTATCTCTTGTGATTAAATCGGAATAACTAGCAATATCATTCTCCCAAATCACCCTACCGTTCTTGTCCTTCAGTCCGGTACACTGGCAGATGGTATTCGGGTCTATCTCGTAGAAATTTATACCAGTAACATTCCAATCATCACAAGCAGTTCCATTGTATTTTTCAATAACAATTCCGCCAATAAATACTCTTCCATTTTCAAATCCATCATCAAACAAGTAACCATGTACCCATTCTCCATTATCAATCCGCTTTCCACGGAATAAATATCTATCTTGCATCCTTCATTCCTCACTTTCTTTCTGTAACCATGCCAACGTACAATCTTTACAATCATGACTAAAATCGCATACCTTGTCACTTTTTAATAAATTCCGCAGTACACATAATAGCGCCATTGCCAACTCCTCGTCCGTCATGCTCCTGATCCGGTCTGCGTTTGTCTGTTTATTTGTCACTGCATATCCATTAGGATGTATTCCATCTTTCATATCATTCCTCTCTTTCTCGGTACGACTCCGGCAGTGGCATCCAAGCTATAACTACATGATCTGTACCGTATAAAGTTTTACCTTCGTTTGTTCTCGTCCACCACTCTTTGTTGTCATGTCTGTAAACACCAATACACACTTCTCCAGTATCAAAAGTAACCATATTTATCGGATAGTTTCCGATATCTTTTCCGGCAGTCTCTCACTCACCGGAATCCACACCGGCTGATTCTGCAAGGCGGTGATTGCCATTTGTAATGCTTCCTCACAGCAATGATCTACTCCTGTTTGTCCGTACAGATGACATTCTTCACAAACCTCTGAGTACCGTTCGCTCTGAGCTTTTAAGCAGTAAATAGCTTCTTCTCTCTTCATTCCGCACCTTCCATTTCTGCCAGTTTGGCTTCGGCTTCGTTTTTTGTTAAGAATACTATTTTGCCAAAATCACATTCTCTAAAATATACTCCTATAAAATGATTTGTTACCTTAGCGTAAATTCTATATTGTTCTCCGCTTTCATAAAATGATACACTAGAAACATAAGCTTCATAGACTTCGTCTTTCATGTTCTCATCATATTCAATATCATCAAACACATTAAATGGAGAAGTGACTACATAAACTGTATCTCCCACCTTGCAAGGCAACCGCAGTAACAATTCCTGTTCCTCGGCATCCTCATAGGCTTTGAGTTTTCGATAAACTGCATCTATTGCCTCACAATCCGGTTCGCATGCCCTTTCCCACATTTCATCATCAATCCATGACGGATTTCTTTCTGTCAGTCTCTCCATCCTTACTCCTTTCCGGAATCCTCGGCTTGCTCTCCATCACCGGGTAACTGCAGTCATACGGCTTCGTGCGTCCGATTCTAATAGCATCAGCAACCGGATGTGTAGCCATGTAGAGTAAGTCACCGTTCTGAAAGTTTCCTGTTCCCTCTCTCATACAGCTACACTCCTTTTTCCGTATGTACTTGCGATTCTGTATACATTGCAAATTTCTCTGTAATATATTTCCTGTGCATGGATATGAGCATCCACACGGTCAAGTTCCGTCTCACACCACTTTGTAAATTCTTCTGTAGACAATGGTGTCTCTGAAGTATCAAATTTCTCACTGTTATCAATCACAAAACTCACCATATCAACCGGAATGTGGTTCAGATCCGCAAGAATCTGAATCTGTTTGTCCTTATCCTCCGCTTTTTCATAATTTTCCAACAATTCATAGCCTGTCATCTGCATTTGTGTCACCTCTTATCAAGTTTGATTTCGTTGTCGTAACAACGCTTCTTTGGATTTCCCTCTACGGGAGAAACCATCTTTTTAGGGTCTGTGGTGTATGATCCGTTTAGCTTTACACCTATTTTGCTTTTTTCATCCACGTAGCACGATGGCTTGTAACGATCCGGTGGAATGTAGTTGTGAATCCGCCAGTGTTTTACCAGTACAACACCGCTATCAAAAGATAGCAGGAATCTGTTGTCTATCAGCACTTTCAAATCATTATCTGAAGCACCGCACATCCTTATGATTTTCCGCGGATTATTCACGAATCCGTCATCATCAGCGTTCATGCAGATGTGAAAATAAAGCATTTGAGCCGTAGCAGGAATATCCAAAAAAGCATCACTTTCAATTATTTTTGAACTGAACATTCGTTTTTCTGCCATTTAGAACTCCTTACTCAAAAATAGGCTTCTCTATATAGATTCCGGTGTTTTCCACCAGTTCTTTCCACAAGTCCATGAAATCTTTTCCGTTGCACTTGTCTCCGGCTTTGTCCATATGGTCAGAAAACTTATCCTTGAAATTCGTAAGTTTCTTTTTACCAAAACCATCTTCCATAAGAATTACCATTCCATATAGGATGTACCTTGTGGACAACTCATTGATAAGATTGTTACATCTGACCTGTTCCCGGATGCAGTTCTGCGCTACAACCGACTTGTAATGTGGATAATCAGCTTCGGTAAATTCCTTGTACTCAATCGTCCAGTCTGCAAAATCGTTAAGCCTACTCTGTAACTCCGTATAAGGCTCATTCTCGTACTTTTCGTTGTACTCGGTGAATTTACAGCAAAAGTCAGAAAGCTTCGTCTGTGAGTACTTGTAGTCTTTCCACAAGGTATAACAGAACAGTGTCAGTATCCCAGTGAATGGACTTCTTTCGGCTGACTGTCTCAAAAGTTCTGTCTGCCGCATGATTTTCAAAATTTCCTGCGGATTGTCATATCGTTTTGGCATTTTATGTATCACCTCTTTTCAAGTTCTGGCTCTTTCCTTTTGCAATGAGTAGCACCAAATTCTGATTTTCCTACATATTCGTAGCAATCAACACATTTCCATCTACCACTTTGATACGGTTTGTGAGTACGTCCGTTGATTGAGTGCATTGTGTTTGGGTACTCATTCCAACAGCTACAATCGTATTTTTTTTCGCTCATGTAATCTTCTCAAATTGCTTTAACAGGCATTCCTTACAAAACTGTACACCGTCAAACTCGTAAAGTTCCTCTACCTATTCCTTACAATCATCGCAATACAAATGTTTCACATTTATGTTCGGGCACCTATTGCCGAGACATGGATAAGCTTCAGTTGCACATCCGCAGCATTCACCTTCGTATTTCACCATTTTCTGAAAAACTCCTTTAATTTATTGCAGACTTGCTGAAATCTATACTTAAATAAGTATTTTTTAAAAGATTCAGTTCCATATTGATAGCAAAGATACATAATTTGTTTTTGAGTAGAAAGAGATTCATAAAACTCCTTGTCAGTTTCTTCAACGTATTGTAAAAGTACTTCATAGTCTGTTTTATTCATTACTTTCACCATCCTTTTCTCCATGCAAAAGTTCCATAAACCGAACAAATTGTCTTTGCGACACGGAATTGTTCTGCTTCTCAGGCTTCAAACTGATGACCAGATGCTTGTCGGCAATGTTCGCCAGTTCCCTTGCAAGGTTGATTTTGCCTTGTGCCAGTCCATCACGGTAACCTTTTCCCGGTCGGTACTCTGCGATCTGCTTCTTGCCATCACCTTGACCACCGGCTGTTTTGTTGCGAAGCTGATAACCCTCGTCCGCATAACGCTTAATCCAGTACTGCTCCCACTTGTCCAGTTCTCCTACCGGATAATGTAAGAATCCGATTTTCCAACCGTATATATTTTCCACAGAATATAATCCGTGACTTTTAAGAGACAAATCAATGTGCTGGTATCCGTTAAGGTGTCCAGACAGTCTCTGCAAGATATGTACCGCCTGTCCCACATACGCAAATCGGAAACCATCCTCGTCTGTTCTTGTCAGAAAGTAAATTCCACTTCCATCATCCACGTGTGGATTGACCGCCAGTATTCTTTCACGGTTCTTCGCTTCAATAGCTTTCGCTTTCTGAATGTTCTTCCAGTTACTCAAAACGGACACTCCTTTCCATTCCGTAAAATCCATTCCTTGCCTGCTGCCGCATAGTCCACATTCGCCAATGGAGCAATCTTTTTTACCTCTGCGACACATTCTTTGGCATCAGAATTATCACGGCTTAAATGGCACAATATGACGTTCTGCAGGGCATCTGATTTGTTCGCAATGACAAATTCTTTTACCGTTTCCAGTTCCATATGACCACGGTACACATGGGATTTCTTAGCATCGTTGGAATCCTCTGTAATGTACTTCTTCTGATAGTTACACGAAATAAGGATGTGGTTTAATTCATGGAACCGCCACTTAACAAATTCCGTGTCAGTTACATAAAGCAATTTCTCCATTTCCGGGTGAGTAATCAGGAATCCATAGCAAGGGCATTCTGAACCATCAGCGTTGGTATGTGTCCACTTACCATCCAGTGTAGTAAGGTCAAAAGTTCTTG